AAGCTCGCGACTGCCGACGCGATCATCTTCGCAACCGCCCGCGCGCAGGGCGCGATGCTCCTGACCTGCGACGCGCATTTCGAGGGACTGCCCGGCGTCACGTTGATCGAGAAGATCAAGGCCTGACCCCCGGGCCGCCATTCGCGCTCAGCTCCTCGTTCAGCTTCCGGACCATCACCGCTTCGATGACGGGCAGCAGTTCGGCCATGGCGAGCGGCGGCACGCCGAGGGCGTCACCGAGCGCCAGCGCCGCCGACATGTCCCAGCCGATCACCGCGCCGGGGAGCACGCGCAGCTGGCCGCCGAGACGGCCGACCAGGTCCCAGACCTGCCAACCCTCCGGCGTTTCCGGACGGTTCAGCCGCGCCGGGCAGTCCGGGCAGGCTTGCGCGCAGGCTTGGCAGTAGCGCTCGCCCCCGCCGAAGGACCACTCGGCGAGAGCGCGGAGGCGTTTTTTTCCTGCTCCAGCAGCAGGCCCTTCGAGACATAGGTCAGCTGGAACGCCTCGAAGATCGGCCAGACGTCGAGCAGCGCGTCGATGGCCTCGGGGCTCGGGTCGATGGCGCTGCCGTCGGCGTCGCCAATGCCCTCCCAGGCGAGCACGGCGCGGCGCGCGAGCGCCTTGGCGAAGGCGACCGCACGCTCCTCGTCGGTGGCCTCGTCAGGCACAGCTTCCACGACCGGATCGCTGCGCGTCGCCACCATCAGCGCGGTGGTCAGCGGGCGGAGCTGCACGCGGACGCCGGTAGCGAGATCGTGCCAGCGCGGCGCGTTGGTAAGGTCGAGCGTGAGCATCAGTAGGTCTCCACGTCGTTCACAAGGGTGGCGGTGCACATCCGGCCGACCACGCTGTCGCGCGCCGCCTGCCAGTCGAAGGTGGCCTGCACGCCCTGCGGACCCGAGATCTCGATCCGCGGGCGCGGCAGGTAGACGGCGTGCACGGTGAAGGTGAAGCTCTCGCCCGAGGGCAGGACGTAGGCGAACTCCATCTCGCAGGCCTCGCCGTTGATCGCCTGCGTCACCAGCGTCTGGTCGGCGAAGCGCACCTCGATCCGACCCGTGAGCGCCGCGATGGACGGGTCCGCGCCGTCGATGCGCCCGTCCGAGCGGATCGTCTCGATCCGGTCGAGATTGTTGGCATAGGTGATCTCGGCCGAGACCACGTTGCCGAGGGCGGTGCCATTGCGGGTGATCGCCCCGTTGAAATGGCCGAAGCGCTTCAGTTCCAGCGCGGCGGGTGTCCCTGCGCTGGTCGTCGTGCCCACCGTCTCGCCCTGCGCCACCAATCGGGCCGTCGCGGTCAGCAGGCCCGAGCGCTGCATCTGCCAGGTGATCTGGTCGAGCACGCAGCCGGAATACATCGCGTAGCGCGGCACCTCCGGCATGCCGGTCTCGATCGACATCGAGGGCAGCGTCCAGGATCCCGACTGGAACTCGTGCGTCCAGGGACCGGTGCCGGTCGTGGTCGGCACTCCGAACGCCGCCTTCAGCCAGAACCCGAAGGCTTCGGCGTCGAGCGGCACCACGACATCGCCATCGGCCGTCACCGCGTCCTTGATCGGCGCCAGCGGATCCCGGCCGTAGCCGAGAAGCTCGGAGTTCAGCAGCGGCTGCTCGGCTCCGAGCGAGGTGCTGGCGAAAGGCATGCGGGTGAAGCCGCTGGCGGGCGGCGTTCCATAGGTCGTCTCGAACGCAAGCGCCATCAGCGCCCGCGCCCCCTGGGCTCGTGCCATTGTTTTCTCCTCGGGTTGTCGGGATCAGGCCAGCGGATCGGCCGTGGAATAGTGCAGCACCACCGGGATCACGGCGGCCTTCAGGCTCGCCGCGCCCTCGACCGGGAGGTCCACGGGCCGCGGCGCTTCCGCCTCGACCCAGTCGCAGAGCCCGCCCAGCGTCCGGTCGGCGGCGAGCGCTGCGCCGATGCTGGCAGTCAGCGTGTCGAAGGCGGTGTCACGGGCAGCACCCTGCACGACCGCCTCGATCTCGGCGCGGTGCTGGTAGTGGTAGCGCAGCGGAGAGAGCGTGACCTCGGGCTCCCCCGGCTCGCCGTCGCGCAGGATCAGCAGGCCCTCTGCGGGCACGCGTTCGGGCAGCACGTTGCCGCGCAGGGCCGTGGCGGGCAGCGCCGAGAGCCGCGCGTGCAGCGCGGCGAGGATGGTTTCGCGAAGGGTGGGCATCAGCGGCTCCGAGGGAGAAAGAGGGTTCGAAACCCCAACGAACGTTCGAGAAGCCGCCTTGCGGCGACCTGTTCAGTAGTCCTATCGTCGAATGCAATGGTGCAGCGCTGCGGAGAGAAAAGCTTGCCAACGATTCAGGAACAATTCGGCCAAGCTGCAATAAACGCGTTTGTTGAGTTCTGCCGCGCAGACATTCGCTCGGTCGTCGACCTCGAGGCCAATGAATTCAGTCATGTTACTGATCTGGCCCTCCGCAGGTATTTGGCACAGACCTTCTACGGCGCGAGGTGGCTTTACAAGCTGGGTTTAGGTGTATTGGTGCAAGGTGACGAGGGTATCGCTCACGTTCGCACACAGGTCATTGATTATGGGTCCATTTGCGAAGCCCTGCTCAGTGATTGCGTTCTGCACGGAATCCAGCGCAATGCCATGACCGGCAACAAGTACCTGACCAAAGACTGCCGCCCCGTTAGAGGACGAAACGCCATCGGATGGGTTCCAGCCTCTGCCCATGTCGAGATGAAGAATAGAAGCTTCTGGTGGCTCATCGAAGTGGCCGGCGACGAAGCAGTGCTCACGCCCGCTCAGAAAGGTGCAGTTACCAAGCTTCGAAAGCTACGCAACACCGTTCACATCACGGAACTTGCTACGACCCAAGCCAAATATTATCGAACTCTGGCGAAGTTAGCCCTAGCAGGCTGCTGAAGAAGTCCACGAGGCGGAACAGTTTTCCCTCTGTTTGGGCGGCAGCGGTGAGCGTCGTGCTGGTCGACGCGAGGTATGTGTTCCCGATGCCGGCCGTCGTCGTCATGCGGCCAGCAGCCGGGGCAGTCGGGCGAGGTTGTTGGCGGCCATCGTCAGGATGAAGCGGGACCGCACCTTCTCGAGGCCGCGATAGACGGTCTGGGCCATGCCGCCGACGGTCTTGGCCCAGCCGAAAGCCTCTTCGATCCGTTTGCGGTGCTTGATCGACAGGGCGTAGCCCGCGTGCCGGGTGGTGCGGCCGTCGATCGCCGAGTGCCGCGATTTCTGCGCGACATGGGGCGTGACACAGGCCTGCCGCAGGTTGGCGACGAACTCGGCCGCGTCGAAGCCCTTGTCGGCGCCCAACGTCAGCTGGCGGGTCGAACCGGGAGAGTGTCGGTGGATCATGTCAAGCGCTGCGCGCCGTTCGGCATGGCCATCGGCCTGGGTCAGGTCGCCCTGCACGATCAGGCCGGAGCGGTTTTCCATCAGCGCATGGCCGATGAAGCAGAGCATGGCACCAGTGCCCGGCGACTTCTTGTAGAGCCGGGCATCAGGGTCTGTAGTCGAGGCATGGGTGGCATTGGACCGCTTCTCGCCCCGGAAGTCGACTTCTGCATTGCGGCTCTGGCGGGTTGGACGGGGCATCGGGTCGGTCTCGGTCGTCTGGGGTTGATCCTTGGCGGGGCTGACGGGTCCGGGCGGGTTGCCCGGATCGTCGTCGGGAGGCGTATCATCAGCCTTCGGCTGGAAGCTCTTCATCGAGGCCCAGGCCTTGACCAGCGTGCCATCGACCGAGAAGTGGTCGTCCGACAACAGCGGCGCGACCTCGCGGTGGGCCAGGATCGCCGCCATAACCTTGCGCGACATGTCGGTGGTCAGCAGCCGGTCCCGGTTCTTGGTGAACACCGTCGGCACCCAAACCGGATCGTCGATCCCGAGGCCCACGAACCAGCGGAACAGGAGGTTATACTGCATCTGCTCCATCAGCTGCCGTTCCGAGCGGACCGAAAACAGGATCTGGATCAGGCTCGCCCGGATCAACCGCTCCGGCGCAATCGAGGGCCGGCCAAAATCGGTGTAAAGCGCCTCGAACTCGGCATCGAGGCTGGTCAGCGCCTCGTTCACCACCTGCCGGATCTTGCGCAGCGGATGCCGGGCGGGGATGCGCTCTTCAAGGTCAACATAGCTGAACAGCGACCCGCTCCCCTCGTCCGTCCCGCGCATCTGCACCCCCGCCGTTGTCCAACGTAGGGTGAATCATGTTCCGCAAACCGGGTCGAGGGCCGACTTCTTCAGCAGCCTGCTAGGAACAGTCCACGACACGATTGCGGCAACACGAGCCTACAAGCTGGCGCACCCATAGTCGCGCTTATTATCAATCATCCCGCCACGCTGCGCGGCGGACCCGAGTAGTCGGCAGAATATTGATCAGGTTTGACGCCCTTCCACCCAATTCGCCACGATCAGCCCCGGTACGCTGTCGAATGCCCGGTCTGCATCCCGTGCCAGGTCCAGCCGCTTCGGCAGCTTGACCTGCGGCACCAGAAGGAAGATCGGCGCGGTGACCTTGCCGCGTCCGGTCTTCGAGCGCGACACCACCGCCTGACCCTTCGTGTTCAGCCGCCCCTCCGCCACCAGCAGGCTCGGACCGGTGCGGCGATAGACGAAGCGCAGGCGCAGCCCGCGACGTCGCTCCCATTCGCCGGGCGTGATCCGGCCGCCGCGCAGGGATTTGCCTGCGGCGGGCAGCGGGATCGCCAGCCAGAACCCGTCTTTGGAGCGGATCAGCGGGCCGGTGTCGTGCGCGCCGACGATGACAGGGGCCTTCGACCAGACCAGCGCGGCCGCATCGAGGCTTTCGCCCGACCTCGGGAAGTTCTGGCTCCGGATCGAGTTGGCCAGCCGTGTGCCGAGCCCCGCGCCGGTGATCTGCAGCCGCCACGCGGTCTTCAGCCCGGTCCCGGCCTCGCGCATCGCGGCGGTCACGGCGCGCTCGCCCGCCGCGACCTCGGCCGCCATCATCGCGACGATGTCGGGATCGATGTTGAGCTTGAGCTTCATCGCGGTCACGCCGGGCGCAGGTCGACGGTCCAGACCAGCCGCTCGCGATCGCGGACGGGCTCGCCCTGGATGAGGAAGGCGTCGTCGTCGATCTCGATGCGGTCGCCGGGACGCGGGTTCACCACCTCGGCCACGAGTAGATCGACCCGGGTGGTCTCGGACCAGAGCCGCGCATCGCCGAAGTCGGTTACGGCATCGGCGCGCCTGGCGACGACGCGCACCAGAAGGGGCGCGCCGCCGTCGGCGGTATAGACCGCGTCCCGGCCGATGTTCGGATCGGCGAAGAGCGCGCTGAGCGCGGCGGCGAAGGCGTTCATCAGAAGGCCGCGTTTAGGCGAACCCGGCCGATGGTGTCTCCCGCGCCGCTGGCCACCGCCTCGACGGCTGCGCCGATGAGGGTGTTGTCGGTGGCGACCGTGGTGCAGCGCTTGTTGGTGTCGTCCCAATAGACCTTGGCGCCGACGGTCCAGGCCTGCGAGCCGACCTTGGTGATGTCGAACACGCCGACGAGCGCGGTCTCGACGGGTTCGCCGAGGGCGGCGTCTCCAGCCGCGATGCCGAAGATGGAGCCGACGAGCAGGCCATCGCCTGAGGCGACGGCATAGGGCGCGGTCAGGGTGATGGTGTTGCCGGGCTGGACGTAGTTTTTCATGACGTGGATCCTCGTGGAAAGACGAAGGGCGGCCCGTCAGGACCGCCCGCGTGTCAGGGTTTAGGCTGCTGGGCTTACGCGCCCGGGTTCTTGTAGAGGCCGCGCCAGTCGATGGCCTTTGCGCCGAAGTCGAGGCGGCACTTGATCTCGACGCCGTCGACGTCGAAGCCGTTGCGCGTCTCGATGTAGGCGCCCTGCTGGCCCTCGAGATAGGCGTACTCGATGGTGTCGATCTGGTTCGGGCTGGCCGCCAGATACCAGGCGGTCTCGCTGGCGGCGTCGAGCCGGGGCTCGCTGATCGGCGCCAGCGTCCGGATGGACTGCGGCACCACACTGGACGTTGCGGCGGGCACGAGGTTCTGCGCGACCAGCTGCTCGGCCTTCAGTTCCAGCGAGGCGGGCACGATCAGGAAGGCGGGCCGGACGTTCAGCACCGTCTTCTTGTCGAGGCCGGTCTGCTTGGCCATCGCGGCGCGGGCCGCGCCGACACTGCCGACGTCCAGCGCTGCGCCGGTGCCCGCGAGGTTCTTGTGCGTCGTGTGGAACAGCGCGTTGCCGTCGGCCATCGCCGGGTTGGCGGTGATGATGCCCCAGACCACGTCCGACTCCAGCTGGGCGATGGAGTTGCCGTACATCGCCGGGATCCGGGTGAAGGCGTCGAGATCGTCGTTGATCAGCGTCTGGCGGGTGATCGCGACGACCCGGCCATAGGTCTTGACCTTGTAGCTCTCCTTGCTCTCGCCGAGCGTCCCGCGCTTGAACTCGCCGCTCTCGCCGACCTCCAGAAGCTGCGGCGCCTCGCCGAGCTGGACGCGGTGCATCGCCTTGAAGTCGGTCGCCAGCACCTGGCGGCAGAACAGCATGAAGGTGCGGGGATAGGCCTCGTAGGCCTGCCGCAGGGTCTTGTTGGTGACCGCCGACAGGATCTCGGGGAAGTCCGAGGTCGAATGCAGCGCCCGCGTCGCCACCTCGTCGCGCGACAGGCCGCGCGTATTGACCCCGGCATTGCCGAGGCTTTCGCGGGCCAGTTCCAGCAGCGTCATGCCGCGATACTGGCGCGCGGCGTCCTCCAGCTGGAACAGCGTCGGGCTGTAGCGGTGCAGCAGCGCGTTCGCTACCGCGTCGCGGCGGGTGATCCGCTCGTCCCGGCCACCGAGCGGCACGGAGACATGGCCGAAGGTGCGGGTCTCGTCCGACTTCGCGGCCACCTGGTCGAGGATCAGGCGGCGGGACTCGTCGACGCTGACGCCGCGCTTCACCAGATCCTCGGCAAAGCCGCGCTCGAGGTTCAAACGGCCCACCAGATCGTAGATGGTCGAGACGCGGTCGCGCTCCGCCTCGCGGGCGCGGGTCGCGACAGCCTCGGGATCCGGGGTATCGGGCTTGGCGGTCTTCGGACGCGCGCGGGTCTGCGTGTCGGCCGCGCTCGGGGGCGTGTCGGTCATGGTGGTCTCCTCGGTCGCTGCCGTTTCGCTCGTCGGGTCGGCCACGACCTCGTCAGTCGGGGCCGGGGCCTGGGTCTTCTCCGTCATCGGGGATGCTCCTTGCGGGTTGGGGGGCGCGTCCCGGCGGTGAAGGACGCAGGTTTCAAGCGGGCTCTGGCTGCGGAAGCCCGCGGCGGGATCGGCGCCGACCGCGACGGCGGAGACCTCGAAGGGTGTCCAGTCCACCGCGCGCCAGAGTTCGCGGGCGGCCTCGGGTTTCGAGACCTCGAAGCGATGGACCTGGTAGCCGATGGAGACCGCGCGGATGTGCCCAGCCTGGATGTCGCGCCAGATCGGCTCGACATCGGCGCGTTCGCTGATCCGGACCAGCGCTATTCCCCGGCCGTTCTCGATCCGGGCCGAGCCCGGCACGACCGAGCCGATCACCGCGTCGAGCGTGTCGAGCTCGTGCACCTTCAGGAACGGCGCGCCCGCGTTCAGCCGGTCGAGGCGGACATGGGCGGGATCGAGGCTCAGTTCCTCGTCATAGGGCTCGCCGAAGAAGGTCGCGCGGCGGACGCGCGCCCCGGCCGACCAGATCACCTCGACGGTGCGGGCGTCCGGGTCGACGCTGTTCGGCGCAAGCTCCGCCGACCGGCGCATGGCCGGCAGTTCGATCATCGTGTCCATGAGGTCAGTCCTGTTGGTCGGCCTGCGCCGGGTCATTGTCCGCGTCGGCGGTCGGGTTATCGGTGTCCGGTTCGTCGTCGGCCGGATCATTCGCCGGATCGCTGGCCCCGTCTTTGGATTGTGCGCTGCCGGTCTTGGTGACGCGGCGCGGGTCGCTGTCAAGCACCAGCCCCAGCGCATCGAGCTTGGCGTTTGTCGCCGCGATCTCGGCCAGCACCGCATCCGGGTTGCGGCCCTGTTTCGCGATCACCTCGGCCAGCGTCATGGTGCCGGACCGGATCGACAGCAGGTTGGCCATCGCGTCCTTCTGCGGATCGACCGCCTCGAACTTCGGCGGCGACCACTCGACCGGCACGGTCGGCGACGGGATCTGGCCCGCCGCCCATGCGGCTTCGGTGAACCAGCGCCAGACCGGTGCGCAGAGCATCGGGATGAAGAGCTGCCACTGCACCGCGTCGATCATGCGGCGGAACTCCACGAGCCCGGCCCGGATCGAGGAATAGTTCACTTGGGACAGGTCCCCGGTCAGCAACTCGTAGGGCACCCGAAACCCGGCCGAGATCGTGTGCAGGCTGGCCCGCTTGTATTCGCCATAGCCGCCTGTAGCCGAGGGTTGGTTGAAGCGGATGTCCTTGCCGCCTCGCGCATAGGCGATCAGCCCCGGCTCGAACTGCTCGACCCGGTTGCCGTCGGCATCGACCACGGCGGGCGCGATGCCCTGCTGCGCTTCGTCGTCGCCGAAGACGATGGCGGTGACGCAGGCCTCGGTCTTCTTGCGGACCAGTTCGGCCACCTCGTAGTCGTCGAGATCGCGCAAGGACCGGATCACCGGCGCGCCCCAGGGAACGCCGCGCGCCTGCGTGCGCTGCTTCTCGTAGACATGAGCGATCTCGGTCGCGGGGACCGGGCGACTCTGCAGACCGTTCTGCAAGGCCCCATAGGCGTCGCCGGGATGCTCCGCGTGTAGCCAGTAGGCCCTGCGCTTGCCGACCGGATCGAACTCGATCCCCTGGACCAGCCGCTCCGCGCCGAGAGCCCCGGATTTCGTGGCGTCGAGGAAGTCTGCCTCCAACACCTGCAGCTGCAGTGGTACCGGCAGCCCGTCCGAGGATCGCCGCAGGCGGCGGCGCACCAGCACCTCGCCCGCCTCGACCATCTCGCGGCAGATCAGCGTCTGCAGGCCGTAGAAGTCGAGCTGGCCGTCGGCATCGCACTCCGCCGTCCAGCGCTCGAACAGCGCATCGACCTTGCGATCCAGCTTGTCGTCGCCACTGGCGGCGCGCGGCATGATGCCCGCGCCGATGATGTTGTTCACCAGCACCGCCACGGCCTTGGCCGCATGCGGGTTGTTGCGCACCAGGTCGCGCATCCGGTCACGCAGCAGCGCCCCGGCCACGCCGATCTCGGTGTCGGCGGAGGATCCCGGCGCGCGCCAGCCCTCGGTCCTCCGCCCACGCGCGGCGCCGTCATAGCCCCGCGTCAGAGTCTCGAAGGCCTGCCGCGCCAGCACGCGGCGGGCCGCCATGCGCGGGGCCACCGTGGCGATGGCGTGGTCGAACCAGGTCGCGGACATCAGCGATCCCCGCGCGAGAAGCCCGCCAGCCCGGCCACCGGCAGCGGCCGCGTGGTGCCCGCGATAGCGCGCTCGATGGTCCGGATGCGGGCGAGCAGATCCTCGGCCGAGCCGTAATCCACCGACTTGCCGTCATAGCTGACCCGGGTCGTGCCGCTGGCATAGGCGCGGCGCAGCGCCGAGAGCTCGGTTTCCGTCCAGTCCGTCATGCTCAAAACCATCCTCCGCGCCGTCCGAGCCAGTCGGAGCGGCGCTTGCCCTGCGGGGCCTGTCCCGGCCGGTTGATCTGCCCGGCGGGATCAGTGTCGGTGGGGGCGGCCCCGAGCTGATCCTCGAGATCGCGCCAGGTCGACTCGGGCCAGCGGTCCGCGCCCGCGATCCAGGCGGCGGCGCGGGCATAGACCCGGCAGTCCAGCGCCTCGTTGCGTTCCCGCAGCTTCTGCCATTCAAGTCGGGCGAAGCCGCGCTTGGTGCGCACGGTGACCAGCTGTTCGGCCACGAACTGCTTCAGCCATTCATTCTCGACCCAATGCGGCAGATGGACCGAGCCGGGCGGGAACGCCGCCCCGTCGGCCATCTCCTCCTCGGTCGGCCGCGCCAGCCGCAGGAAGCGGTAGGTCTCGGCCTTGAAGGTCGACACCGCTACGGTCCAGAGCCGCGCCCCGCGCCGCAGGCGTTTGCCGCCCTCGGTCGCGTCGACGAAGGTCGGCCCCGAGACAGGGCTCGAGCGGTTGAACCCCTCGACGCCCTTCACCGGCGACACCTGCGCGAAGCCTTGCGCTCGCGACCAGGAATAGACCGCCGGGGCCTCGTATCCCGTGTCGATGGCGAGCCGCGCGATCCTGAGATGCGCGCCGCCTTCGTGCGGCCAAGTTCGATCCAGCAGCGCGGTCAGTTCCGACCAGGCGTCATGCCGATCCGGCCCGCCCTCGATGACGACGTGATCGACCAGCCAGCTTTCCAGCCCTCGGCCCCAAGCCCAGACATCGACCTCGATCCGGTCCTTCTGGACGTCGGCACCGGCAGTCAGGAACAGCCCGCCCGCAGGCACGGTGCCGGAGGTCCAGCGCTCGCGCCGGTCGTAAAGCCGCTGCCAGTCTGGGGCTTCTCCGGTCTCGACCCATGTCTCGCCGAGGATGGTGTTGCGAAACGCCTTGATCGCCTCGTCCGAGCCTTGGCACCCGTCCCATGCCCGCACGATCCGCTCCCAGCTCAGCCAGCCGATCGGCGAATAGAGCGCCGAGAGGTGATACCCGACCGTGGTCGGATCGGCCGCCGTTGCGGTCGCCCGCCATTCGCCCCCCTCCAGCATCGCCGTCTTGTGGTGCTCCGCGATGGGTGTCTCGCAACCCTCGCAGTGATACTCCGCCGTCTCCGGGCGGCCCTTCTGCCAGCGCAGCCGGTCGAACTTCAGCCACTGCATCGCACCGCAATGCGGACACGGCACGAAGAACCGGCGCTGGTCGCTTGCCTCGAACTCCCGCTCGATGCGCGACAGCCCTCGAATGGTGGGCGTAGAGACCAGAAACACCTTGCGCCGATGGGCGAAGGTCAGCGACCGCGCTTCCGCCAGCGTGACCGGATCGCCTTCCTCGTCAGCGGACGCCGGATAGGCGTCGACCTCGTCGAGGAAGATGTAGCGCGCCGGGGTCGAGCGCAGCCCCACCGCCGAGTTCGCCCCCGTCATGATCAGGATGCCGCCCGCGAATTCCTTCGACAGCATTGTGTTGCCCGCATCGCGGGATCGCGCGGGTTTGACCCGCTGCCGCAGCTCCCGGCTCTCGTCGATCAGCGGATCGATCCGCTGGCGCGAGTTGCGCTTGGCCAGCTCGACCGTGGGCTGGACCGCCAGCATCGGCCCCGGCGCCTGGTGGATGGCGAAGCCGATCCAGTTGTTGCCCGCCTCGGTCGCGCCGACCTGCGCGGCCTTCATGAACACGATCCGCTGGGTCGGATCGCCGGGCGACAGCCGGTCCATGATCTCGCGCATGTAGGGCGTACGCACCGTGCGATACCGCCCGGGTTCGGCCGAGGCGCGGCCCGACAGCATGCGATGCCGGTCCGCCCATTCCGAGACGGTCAGGTCAGGGTCAGGCCGCAGCCCATTGCCCCAGGCGCGCAGGATCTCGCCCGCGCCGTCGAAGTCCGTCAGGCCATCATCATCACCGGAAGTCGGGCCGGACCTCGGCGAGTTCGTCGAGGTGGGCGCGTACATGTTTCTCCAGCACCTTCTGCATCGCGGCTGGCTCCACGGTGATCTGCTGGCCCGTTACGTCGCTGCGCGAGGCCGAGAGTTCGGCCGCCATCAGCGCTGCCGCGCGCGCGGGCCAGTTCACCCACGCGTCCCGTTCCTCCCGCGCCAGCCGGAACACCAGCGCCAGCGCCCGGGCCCGCTCGATCAACTCCCCCTTCAGCTTCTGGAGCCGGATGCGCCGCTCCTGCGCCTTCAGCACCTCGTTCGCGGTCTTGGCCTGCAGGAAGGTCGTGCCGCCGCCGACGGCGGGAACCGCCAGACCCTGTTCGCGGAGCGTGTCGCCGACGGCCGCCACTGCCGCCTCTGGAACGGGTTTCAGCTTCGGCGCGGGCGGCTTTCTCGTCTTCGACGGGTCCGTCGTCTCCGCGCGCCGGGCGTCGCTCGCGGCTGCGTTGATGCTGCCGTCGGGATAGAGAACCAGCCGCTCGGCCGTCTTTGCCTTCTGGATCGCACCCCGCGACAGCCCGACATGGGCGGCGTACTGGCGCTCGCTCATGCCCTGCATCGATGGCTCCGATTATCATTCAAGATCATGTGCTTATCGAGTTGATAAGCGTCGCGGACAGAGGGAACGTCACTCCAGCGAAGCGATGCAACTCACCAAGGAGCCAGCCCGATGACCCGCCGCGCACAGGACAACACGAAAGCCCTCGACGCCTTCCTCGCCGCCAAGTCCGAGATCGACGCGATGCTGGAGCGACTCGCCGCCCTGAGCGCCGACCATTTCGAGACCCACCCCGACGAGATCAATTGGGGCCATGTCGGCACCCTGAACCACTACCGCGCCAAGCTGCGCGAGATCACCGACATGGCCTTCAGCGAAGGCGAACACGCCGAGTGAGACGACCCGCTCCCGGTCCCGCCCGCCGACTGGCGGGCTCGACCTCGTAGAAGGGCCCGCATTCCGCGCGCCCCGATACGGAGACGACCATGACCAAGCTTTCCGACACTCAGCTCGTGATCCTCAGCACCGCCGCGCAGCGCGAGGACCGCAACGTCCTGCCGCTCCCCGGCTCCCTGCGCGGAGGCGCCGCCGCCAAGGTGGTGGGCGCGCTGCTCTCCCGCGAGTTGATCGCCGAGACGACGACGGACATCCAGACGAAGGCCGACGCCGCGCTCAACCGCGTCTGGCGCAACGACGAGGACGGTCGCGCCATCCTCCTGCACATCACCGACGCCGGTCTCGCCGCCATCGGGATCGAGCCCGAAGACGCGAACACCGCGCCTGCGGGCGCGACCGACGCGCCGACTGAGGAGCCCGCGCCGGACACCCCCACCGAGACCGAGGCCGCGCCCAAGACGCGCACGCCGCGCGAGGGCACCAAGCAGGCCACGCTGATCGCCATGCTGCGCGCTCCGGACGGCGCTACCATCGAGGAGATCATGGCCGCGACTGGCTGGCAGTCGCACACGGTTCGCGGGGCGATGGCCGGGGCGCTGAAGAAGAAGCTCGGGCTCGAAGTGACCTCGGAGAAGGTCGAGGAACGCGGGCGGGTGTACAAGCTCCCTGCCGCCTGATCTACCCGACCCCGACAAGCTGATGGCCGCCGTCCTTCCGGGGCGGCGGTCGATCATTTGGCGCCCCGCATCCGGATCGCCTCGAAGACCCGTCGCAGGGCGAAAGAACGCGCTATCGACACCAGTGTGAAGATGGCCCCCATCTTCAGGTTCTGCGCCAGCGTCGTGTGCAGCCCGAAGATTGGGAAGATCAGGATCTGCGTCACGACCGCGACTCCGTAGCCGACGACCACGTTGGCAACGGACTCGACCAGCGACATGAGGCGGGACTGCTTCATGCGGCGGTCTTGCGCTTGCGCGCGGGTTCGGGGGCGGCGTCCGTGTCCGGCCTATCGGCCGGGGGTTCGGCGTCGTCGCCCAGCCGCTCGGTCCTCACCTGCGCGAAGGTCCGGCCGTCGCCATCGAGGATCGCGTCGCGGCCGGTCTCGGCCTGCCAGCGCTCGACGGCAACATCGACGTAAGCCGGGCTGATTTCCATCGCGAACACACGGCGGCCATTGGCTTCGCCCGCCATGATCTGCGAGCCGGAGCCAGAGAACGGCTCGTAGCAAAGCCCGCCGCGGGCGACGTGTTGGCGCATCGGGATGCCAAAGGCGTCGAGCGGTTTCGGCGTCGGGTGGTCGGGGCGCTCGTCCTTGGCGAAGGACGGCATCTCCCAGGTCGAGGGCAGCGTCTGCTCGGCGACCTTCGGCGGGCGGTTCGGGCGGCGCCAGCCCATGAAGCAGGGCTCGTGTTTCCAGAGGTAGTGAGACCGGGTCAGAACACCGCGGTCCTTCACCCAGATGATCTGCTGGTGGACGAAAGCGCCCGCCTTCTCCCAGCAGGCCTCCAGCATCGTCTGGCGGCGGGAGGCGTGCCAGCAATACCATGCCGCATCCTCGGTGATCGCCTCCGCGACCGCCGCCGCGATGAAGCCGTCGTAGAGCTCCGCACCCTGCGAACTGTCGTCCCAAGTCGTGCCATAAGAAGCCGACCAATCCTTATTGCGGGTCGGATGGTTCGAGCCGTCGTAGTCGACGAGATACGGCGGGTCCGTCGCGAACAGGATCGCCCGCTCGCCGTTCATCAGGCGGCGCACGTCGGCCGCGCTGGTGCTGTCCCCGCAGAGCAGCCGGTGGTCGCCCAGGATCCACAGGTCGCCCGTCCGAGACGCCGGGTTGCGCGGCGGTTCGGGGATGGTCACCGGAGGCACGGAGCCTCCTGCGCCACCGTCTTCTTCACCGCCCCCGCCCGGATCGAAGGCCAGAAGCTTGTCGAGTTCGCCGTCGGAGAAGCCCAGGAGCGACAGGTCGTAGTCTTCCGCGAGCAGATCCTGCAGCTCGGCCGACAGCAGCGCCTCGTCCCAGGTGCCCAGCTCCGTCAGCTTGTTGTCCGCGATGCGGTAGGCCCGGCGTTGCGCCTCGGTCAGGTGCCCAAGCACGATCACCGGCGCTTCGGTCAGCCCGAGCTGCGTGGCGGCCAGCACGCGCCCGTGGCCCGCGATCAGCTCGCCGTCCTCGCCGACGAGGCACGGCACGGTCCAGCCGAACTCGGCCATGCTGGCGGCGATCTTGGCGACCTGGTCCGGCCCGTGCGCCTTCGCGTTCTTAGCGTAGGGCTGGAGCTTGGCCAGCGGCCACGTCTCGATCGCGTCCGGGGCGAAGCTCAGCGTCATAATGGGCAAGGTTCCTCGGTCGGGTGGATGCCGGTGGCTTCCGGACTCCGGATGCCGCGCTGGACTCCATGCGGGGTCCAGCGGCTACCAGCGGTGTCCGGTCGGAAGGTCAGCGTTCATTGGTGTTTGCGCGGGGCGCGGGTGGCTCCGGCTTCCGGGTGGCTTCCCAAAAATCCGGCCCTGACGCTGGCGAAGTCCCGCGCTTCGCCCGCCAGCATACGAAAACGCCCAGGAAGGAACCGGAAACTG